GCATCAGGGTTGGGCGGCTTAGCTGCCCTTGTAGCGAATGTCGATCCGCTCCATGTAGAGCGTGGCCAGCACGTCCGCGGCGATCACCGAGCTGGCCGCGCCCTTCTGGATCTGGGCGAACAACTGGAGGTTGCCCGTGTAGTTCGACATGTCGAACGTCGTGCCGCGGGCCACCGCTCGCAGGTTGCCCTGGGCGTTGTCGACGTTGAACAGCGTGTTGGCCTGGCCGCCGAGGCTGGGGCCCGGCGAGATCGTGCGCAGACCGCTGGCCAGGTCGATCGTAAAGCGCTTGACGCAGGTGCTGAGCGTCTGGCCGGTGGCGACGTCGTCGTTGTCGTTGACCCCGTCGTCCGACTCGACCAGGACGTTGTTGTTTCCGATGCATCGGAAACAGGCCATCGCGGCCAACAGGTCCGGGTCGTTGTTTCGTGCGGTGCAGAGACCGAACGCCACGGAGATCGCGGCGTGGAGGCTGGCGGTCGACAGCTTGCAGTAGAAGTCGACCTGCTGGATGTTGGCGATCGGGTAGGGCAGCTCGTCGCCCGTGTACAGGGCGGCGACCTGGTTTTCCAGGTCGTTCGTCAATTCGAGGTGCATGAAGCCATCGTGTTCGTACACCAGGGGGGGTGCGGTGCCGGTGATCGCCCGGCGCCAGGGGGAGCCGTCGGCGGCCCCGACCAGCGGCGGCACGCGGTCGCCGGTGAAGCGGAAGGTTTGGTGTTGGACGGTACTCATGGTTTGGGGACTCCTGAGGGGGAGGGGGTAGGCGGGGAAAATCCCAAATCCCAAGGTCCAATGACCAACTTGGTCATTGGACCTTGGTCATTGGACCTTGGTCATGCGCCGTTGTTGCGGACCACGCCGCGCCATGAATTCACGGCCGCTGCGAACCGTCCAGAAAATTGCCAGAAGCGACATTGGTTGCGCGGCTCGAAATACGTGGTCGTCTTCATCTTCTCGTAACCGCGTTGGTGGGCGTAGACGATCGACCGACCGCGGGCCGGGTTGGCGAACCCGTAGTAAATCGTCGTCGAGTTGGCCGCCAGCATCGGCTCGACCGCGTGCGTTACGCGGCCTCGAAATGGCTCGGTGGTGACCGCGGTGACCGGCGTGATGTTCAAGGTGGCCAGCAAAAGCTGCTGGGTCACCGTTTCGAGGTCCTCGGGGATCAACAGCAGGTTGAGCGTGTGGGCCAGCTTGCGGCCGCCAATGCCCGTCTGCTGGCGGAGCAACAGCCGCATCGCCGACAATTCGGCGGTCGACGGGGCGGCGCCGGCGGCCCGGTCGTTGTTGTGGTTGGCCAAGTTGAACAGGGCCACGCCGTCCGTGCACGCGACGTTCCCCGTCAAGAGGTTGACGCAGAGGCGGTTGAGCGTCTGGGCGTGCGCCGCCTTCTTGTCGGCCATCGCGTCGGTCAGGGCACCCAGATCATCGTCGATCAACATGCGCGGGGTGAGCCCGAATTCGTCGCCATACTCATCGACCTGGATCCAGGAATACTCCTCGTCGATCTCCGACTGCTCGAACGAGTCGGCGTCGACGTGCAGCGGCATCTCGCCGAACTCGCCGTAGCGGACCAGGGTGGCCGGCTTGAAGTCGGGCAGCGGGGCCCGGCGGTGGGCCCATAGCTGGTAGGTGGTGCCCACGTAGTCGGGCGCGGTTTCCAGCGCCGTGCTGGCCAGCCCGGAGAGGATGTTGGGAAAATCGCCCGGCGTGCCGGCCGGCGTGTGGGCGGCGCCCAGGATGTGCAGGGCCTCGGGGTCGCCCAGGGCGGCGCGGGCGATCGTGTCGGGGTCGCCGATCGGAGAGCGGCCGATCGACTGGCGGAGGCTGTCTTTGGCCAGCTCCAACGCCGAGCAGTGCCGCAGCTCCCGGGCCGAGGCGGACAGGGCCGACTCGTCGGTGGCCAGGCCGCAGTGGAATTCCAACGCGGCGACGGCCGCCTCGTTGAACTTGTCGGCCTGGGCGCGGCCCGGGACCGGCTGGACGGACGGCTCTTTGGGGGCCATCGCCTTGACCGCCTCGTCCACGAAGTTGGGGACGCTGGTCCCGGCCGCCACGGCCGCGGCGATCTGCGGGTCGTCCGGGGCCATCCCCAACAGCGTGGCGCGGGCCTGGATCTCGGTGATCCGCTGCCGCTCCGCGGCGGCCGCGGCGGCCGCGACCCCGGGGTCCGTTTGCTGGACGGTGGGGACGGGCGGGCTGGCGGACCGGTCGCCGGCGCTCGACGAGGCGGGCGTCGTCGAGGATTGGGTCTGGCCCCCGGAGCTGGTGGCGGGCGGGGTCGGGGCCTTCAACGCCTCCAAAATGGCCTCGGCTTCGGTGGGGACGGGTTGGCCGGTGGCGGCGAAGATGGCGGCCAGGACGGCGTCGGCGGTCTCGTCGGACGCGTCGGTGGCCAGGAGGCCCCGATCGATCAGGGCTTGTCGGATTTTGGGGTCCATTTGCTGGGCTCCTGTTGCGGGGTAGGGTGCTTCGTGGGTGTCGGGTTGCGTTGCGTTTACCTGTTCGATCAGCCGCTGGAGCGTCTCGTCCAGCGTGCCGGTGCGATCGGCCAGGCCGGCGGCGACGGCCGCCGAGGCGATGAAGACCTTGCCCTGGCCGAATTTTTGTTCGACGGTGGCCGCGTCGAGGCCCCGGTTGGTGGCGATCGACTGGACCATCAGGTCGTAGTAGGCGTCGATTTCTTCCTGCAAGGTCTGCCGGGCCTGGTCGGTCAAGGGCTCCGTGTCGTTGCCGTCCGCCTTGTAGCGGCCCCGCTTGATCACGGTCCGCTTGACGCCGGCGGCCCGGTCGGCTTCCGAAACTTCGGTATGGATCGCGTACACTCCGATCGACCCCAGCTTCGCCGACGGGCTGGCCACCACCTCGCCGGCGGCGGAGCCGATGCAGTAGGCGGCCGAGGCCATCAGGTTGGTCCCCACTGCCACGACCGGCTTCTTGCTCCGGGCCGCGCGGACCGCCAGGGCCGCCTCCTCGGTGCCGTGGACACTCCCGCCGGGCGAGTCGACCGCCAGCAAAATCGCCCGGACCGCCGGGTCGGCCGTCGCTCCGAGGACCGCCTGGCGGAAGAGCTCCGTGCTGGTCCCGCCGGAGATCCGCATCATGAGGTTGATCTTCGGGGCCAAAAGGCCTTGCAGGCCGATCACGGCGACGCCGTCCAGGACCTGGTAGGGCTCGCGTTCGCGATCGTCGTCGCCGCCGTCGAGGTCGATCTCGACGTCCGCGCCGATCCGCCGCCGGACTTCTTGCTCGCTGAGTCGGACGCCGTCCAGTCGCAATTGCAGGACGGCGGCGATCTCGTCGGCCTTCCGCGGCTCGATCGCCCAGGGCGTCCGCTCGACGGCGCGGACGACGTTCCGGATCTGGCGGGCAGTCGTCATTCGTCATTCCTCATTTCGGCACCGGCTCTTCCGTCTCGTTGCGGGCCGCGTCCGCTACCGCCGGGTTCGAGCCGCCGGTGTCGATCACGACGCCGCGTGCCTCCGCGTAGGCGTTCTCGACCGCGATCTGGTCGATCACCCGCCTCCAGTTCCGGCCCCGCGCCGAACAGATATCTTTCAAACTTCGCTGGCCGCCTCGCCGTGCATCGTTGTTCGCGGTGACCTCTTTGATCGGGTCGATCTCCTCCCAGCCCGGCGGTTGCAGCTCGATCCGCTGCCAGCGGCGTTGCTGGGCGACGAACTGGGCGGCCGACACGGATCGGATCTGCCCCGTGGCCACAAGCTGGCGGGTCAATTCGCGGCGGACGGGCAGGCAAATCCTGCGGCCGAAGAGGCCTTGCAACGGGCGGAAGGCGGCCCGGTCGTCGAGGTGGGCGGCCCGGGCGGCGACGTAGGTCGTGCCGCTGTAATCGCGGGTCAAGCGGTAGGGCGAGCAGTTCCCGCCCATGGCCATCAGCATCAAGATCAGGCGGGTAAACACGCCGGCGTCCCGGTTGGGCCGCTTGGCCTCGATCATCTCGATGTCGTCCTCGCGGGCGACCTGCGCGACGATCCCGCGGCCCAGTTTGACTTGTGGATTGCCGTAATCGTCGGCCGCGTCCGCCTCGGTCCCGTCGCCGACGAACCCCATTCCACTTCCGGGCGAGCCGGTCTTGTGCAACAGCGTGAACAGGGCCCCGATATTCGCGGAAGTCAATTCCGCACCTAAGTAGTTATCAAGATCCTTGGCGGATTGCGTGATCGATCGATACAAAGAAATGCCGCGGGTCTGGCTGGGTCGGCCGGGGAGCTGCAGGTGGGTGACGCGGTCGGCGGGGATTCGCTTGCTGTTCGTCGAGCCGGCGTGCGTGTCGCCGGGGTGCGCGTCGAGGAGCCAGTAGGCGATCGGCGTGCCGTCGCGTGCGAACTCGATCCCCCGCTTGATCTCGGTCTGGCCGCGGCCGGCCTCGCGGTCCATCGAGGAGTCGAGCTGCTCCGCTTCGAGGACCTGGTAGCACAGCGGCACGAGCCGGGATCGGTCTCGCTTCGCGCACCGCAACAGGAAGACCTCGCCCGTTTCGAGCGTCTCGTGGAAGAGCTGGCGTTGCAGCTCGGGCCAGGCCAGGCGGCCGGTGACGTCGGCCTCGCCGGCCCACTCGTCGGCCCATTCGTCCGATTCGGCGTTGAACTCGTCGTCGAGCGTCCCCTCGATCCGGACGGCGGCCGTCGTGAGGATGCCCGTGCCGATCACGTTGTCCAGCAACGCCCGGGCCAGCGCGCCCATGGCCGGGTCGTTCCGGTCCAGGTCGCGGACCCGCCTGGTGAGAAGGTCCCAGCCGTCGGCGATCGCGGCGTCACCCGAGAGGTTGTCGGGCTGCCACTTCTTATTGAGCCGGTGGATCTTCCCACCGCGGTAGGGGCCGGTCGAGGCGACGGGGCCCCGGCGCTTGAAGAGGCCGGAGAGTTTCGAGAGGTCGACGGGGAAGGGGATCATGCGGCAGAAATCCCAATGACCAATGACCAATGACCAAGTTGGTCATTGGTCATTGGGATTTGGACATTGGTCATTGGACATTGGTCATTGGACATTACACGTCGAAGGGGTCGGCCAGGCGGAAGCTGGCGCCCGAGGTGCCGTCGGCGGCCAGCTTGGCCTTGAGGTTGTCGCGGAGTTGGTTGAGCGATTCGAGGCTGGTGCCGCGGAACCGATCGGCGCCCTCCTGGTACTCTTCGTAGGCATCGCCGTTCAGCCGGGCCTCGATCGCGGCCTCGACCAGGGCGAGATATTCGGCGTCGGTCACGGAGGGAGTAGGCGGTACGGGGTAGGCGGTAGGCGGAGTGAACGACTCCACCCTACGGGCTCGGGCGGCCCGATTCCGAGGCCGGATTTACAAGGTTTGTAAAGCTGGGGGGCCTTTTCTTGCCGTTTGCCGGCGTTCAGCGCGCACGAAACCGCGAATTTGGCCCTCGGAGGGTAGGGTCTGAGGGCCAAATTTCGGGCGAAAATGGGCGGTAGGCGGTAGGCGGTAGGCGGAAAACTACCCACTACCCACTCCCCACTACCGCGCGGACTGATCCCCGGCCTCCGCCAGGCGTCGCCGGGTGGGCAGGTTGGGCCGAGCCCGCTTCTCGCGGTACTGGCAGTCGGCTTCCGGGCAGCGGAACCAGACGAAGAAAGCATTCGAGGCCTTTTGGTCGAGCTCACAGGCTGTCTTGTGGTAGGGACAGGTGGGCACGCCGAGGCCGCCGGCCGGTTTGGGTTGCTTGGTCGAGTAGCCGCAGCCGCCGACCGGGCAATAGTAGTAGGTCATCCCGCCGGGGCTGGAGCCGGCCACGCACCGCGTGCCGCACTCCGGGCAGGTGGGGGCGGCGGTCTGCCGGCCGGGTTTCTTGGCGGCGGGGTCGCCCGCAGCGGCGTCACGCGATCGCGTCTCGCCGGATTCGGCGTCGCGGCCAGGTGCATCGCCCGATTCGGCGTGGTCGGCCGGGCTCGCCGTTTCCGGCGGGGCCCCCTGGGCGGCGGTCCCCGGCGTGGTCGGGGTCTCGATCGAGGGGTCAATGGGGCGGCGTTTCTTCGCCATGGGGGGCTCCTGTGATTGGAGATTGGGAATTGGAAATTGGAAATTGGGAATTGAAAATTGGAAAGCGGTTATTGCGGCGGGGTCGGGAGACCCGCGGCGAGCCCGTGTTGGGGGTTGAGGCGCTCCTGTGTCCGCTCACACCACCGCTTGGATTGCTCGATTCCTATCGCCTGCCGTCCCAGGTTCCGCGCCGCTACCAGCGTCGTGCCGCTGCCGGCAAACGGATCGAACACCACGGCCCCCTCGCGGCTGCTTGCCCGGATGATATGCTCCATCATGGCCAGCGGCTTCTCGCAAGGGTGCTTGCCGCGGTACGCTCGCACGGTGGGGAAGTCCCATACGTCGGTGTAGGGTACGTCGGCAGAGACGGAGAAGGGGCGACGGAGGTGCTCGTATTCGCGGCGGAGGTGCTCGTATTCGCGGCGGAGGTCCTCGTATTCGCGGCGGAGGTCCTCGTATTCGCCCTTTAGGTCTTCATGATCGCGCCGAAGGTACTGCGAGGCGCTGCCGTTGCAAGAGGCGTTGAAGAGACGTTGCATGGCGGCATAGTGTTCGGCTGTCGGCAAGCGCCACTGCGAGCGACTGAAGTAGTGGCGGGATGCCATACCGCCCGGTGTCCGGCTGAAACCACAAGCGGCGTTGCAATCCGCCTTATCGACTGCCGCCCGTTTCCGCTCCCCGTCCAGGTACGCCCGCAACGGCTCGAAGACGAATCCCCGCAGCTTGTCACACTCTTGCCCGTAGCCGCTCTCCCCCTCGGCGTGGCTGTCGGCTCCGAAGTGCTCGGCGAAGATGATCTCTTCTTTCTGCACAAAAAACCGGCGTAGTTGCCCCTTGTTGGCCCGGCTCCATGAACCACCTTCGTTGTAGGTGCCGTCGTGCTTGCGCCACGTTATCCGATTCAACACCTCAAACCACCGCCCCACCTCCACCTCGACAGGGGCTGCCATCTTCGGCGATGCGAATACGTACAAGCTACCGTTGGGCTTCAACAGCCGTTGCCACTGCTCGCAGAGCTTGCCAATCCATTCCAGGAACCCCGCCCGCTTGTCCCACTGCCGGTCCCACGGCTCGTTTTTGACGCGGTAGTAAGGCGGGTCGGTGGCAATCAGGTCCACACTGTTGTCGGGCATGTCGGCCATGATCGGCAGACATTCGCCGCAGTAGATCGTAGCGCGGTCGGTGGTCATTGGAAATTGGAAATTGGAAATTGGAAATTGGAAATTGAAAATTGACCACTCACCACTCATCACTACCTGGCCGACCAATCCTCCCGCTGATCTTCGCCGCGGGCCGCGGCCGCGCGGTCGGTTGGCTGGCCCCAGGTCCACTGGCTGGCGTCCCAGACCTGGCCGACGACCTGGTCGGCCATCGCGCGGGCGTAGACCTCGCAGTCCAGGGCGTGGGAGCCGGTGTGCTTGCTGATCTCCTCGTAATGGGTGAGCTTGCGGCCGGCCCGGTTCTCGGAGACCCGCCGCTCGTTGGTGACTTGCCGCAGGTAGTCCTTGCCGCCCGGCGTGTCGAGGATGTCGATCGGCAAGAGCCAGCGGCCCGGGCGGTCCTCGGGCAGGTGCCACCGGTCCATGAGGTCGGTCTTGTAGGCGTTCGTGTCGATTCCCCATCGTGTCGTGCCCTCGGCGTAGGGTTTGCCCGTGCGGACGTTCTTCTCCAGGACCTGGTGGCGGTACAGGATCCCCGGCGAGATCTTGGGGTCGCCCGCGACGGCCTGGACCCGCTCGCCGGGATGGCCGCGGACCCAGGCGTAGACGTCCGTGGGCCGGTAGCCCGAGTCGACGCCGAATCGGCAGCACGCCAGGCGGGAGAGGCCGCGCGGGTTCTCGCCGTTGACCGGCCACCGGTGGGCCAGCTCGGCGTCGAGGCCCTCGATGTCGCTGGCGTAGGTCGTGGCGTCGTCGCCGGTCGTGCGGCGGTAACAGCCGAAGTCGACCAGGGCGGACCGGCAGCCGGGGCCCCAGGCCCGGACGATCCAGTAGACCCGGTCGGCCTGGACGTCCGCGCCGCCGGTGAGGAAGTAGGCCCAGGGCGGGATCGTGCCGCGGCGGTGCGTGCCGGCCAGCCGGCGGCCGAGATCCTTCCACTGGGGCGTCGTCCCGCGCGGGGTGTAGGGCAGGCCCAGGTAGTCGTTCCAAAAACGCTCGCGGCCCGCCTCCGTGTCGCGGAGCAACAAAAAGGCCTCGGCCAGGTCGCCGAACGAGCAGGTGGGCGAGAGGATCGCCGGGAGCTGGAACCCGACACGCCGGCCGGTCACGCGGGGTTGGCCGGCGAGCCGGCCGGCGTCGTCGACGTGCTGGCCGGCGGGGACCCACGCCCCGCGTGCAATGATGGGCCGCTTGTCGCGCTGGTCGATCCGGCAGCCGTTGCGGCAGAGGAAGTAGGCGCCGCGGCGGGCGTCCTCGGGCGTGAGCCAGTCGCCCGAGTCGCGACGCATCCCGGCGATGCAACAGCGGCCGGCCGCCGGGCCTTCTTTGTAGGGGAAGAATCGCAAAGGCTGGTAGGTGCCGCAGTGCGGGCACGGGACGTGCCACGTCCCCTGGTCCGAATCCTTGTACAGCGGCCCCAGGTATGGGCTCTCGCCCACGGGCGACCCCTCGTAGACGACGCAGGAACGCCAGAAGGCGGCGGTCCGCTTTTTGGCCAGGTGGGGGTCGTTCGTCCAGCGGTCGACCTCGGAGCAGAGGACGATCTTGCAGGAGCGGCCGGAGAGTCGCTGGGTCGACCCGCTCCAGGCGAGCCAGACGAGGCAGGTCTGGAGGTCGATTGACCGGTCGTTCCGGCGCCAGGGCGGCGGGATGCGGCGGCGCAACGCGGGCGTGGCCTCGGCGATCGCGTAGACGTTGTCGCGCTGCTCGCGGGCGTAGGATTGGTCGGGCCCGGCGAACATCATGGGGGCGGCGTCGACCTCGCCCTGGCTCAACAGCATCGCGCGCTCGAGCTCCGTCTTGCCGACCTGCGGAGCGGCCATGATGACGACCTCGCGGACGGCCGGGTCGTCGATCGCGTCGATGATCGCCTGTTGGTACTCGCGGCCGGCGAAGCTGAACGGGCCGGGCTGGGCGGAGACGAGCTCGGGCAGCTCGATGTTCTGGGCACACCAGCGGCTCCGCACGGGGCGGGCGCGCGGGAGCCAGGCGGTCTGCCAGGCGGCGGTCAGCGTGCGGCGGTCGGCGGCGGTGAGGGTGGCGATCACGGGTCGGGGTCGGGTGGGGGGACCTCATCGCCGGATTCGGCGAGGTCCAGCGGGTCGGGCGTGGCGCCGGTGAACTCTTCGGCCGTGGGGATGTTGGCCAGGGCGAGGTAACAGGCGTCGACGGTCTGCTGGAGCCGGCGGCGGAGCGGGGCGAGCTGGTCGGCGGGCAAGTGCTCGGCGATCTCGGCCAAGAGCTGCTCGGGGAGTTGATCCAGCCGGGCCTTGGCGGTGTGGATCGTACGGGAGATCAGGCGGATCGTGGGGTCGGCCGGGATCAGCTCGCGGCGATCGACGGCCAGGCGGAGCTCCTCGCGATCGCCCCGGAGGCGGGCCAGGCGGGCACGCGGGCCGTCGGCGTCGGCCGTGGGCGGCTTGCCCTGATCGCTCCGCCAGGCGGCGATCGCGGCCAGATCGTAGTGGCCGTGCTCGCCGGGGCAACCCATGGCGAGCCAGTTGGCGACGGTGCGTTCGTGGACGTCGAAGTATGCGGCGACGTCGGCGCGGGTGGCCGCGATGCGTGCGGGTGTGGGGGTGGAGGCGAGGCCTTGGGCGAGGAGCCACTCGCGGACTTGGGGCGGATCGAAGTCATACGCGCGGCCGCGGCGAGTATGCGGGAGACCCTGGGCGAGCCAGCGGCGGAGTCGGTAGGCGGTGATCCCCAGGGCGATTCGCAGGTCTTTGGCATTCATCCGGCGGCGAGTTTGAGGCCGTCAAACGGGGTTGGATCGGTTGCGGCGGGGTGGCCGTGGCGGTCGGAGTGGTCTTGGGGAGCATCGGCCGCGGGTGGAACGGTGAGGCGGAGGAGTTTGTGGAGTTCTCTTTGGGCGGCCAGGGCAGTCTTGATGTCCTGAACGCGCAGGGCGCGGGCGTAGAGGTCGTCGAGGCGGGCCAGGGCCCGGGCGTGCTGGTCGACGCGGAGGGTCTCGACGTGATTCAAGAGGCGGAGCCGGGCGTCGTGGATTGTGGTTTCGACTTGGTCGGGCGGGATGTTCAACGGGTCGCCGGTGCAGGCGGCGCGGATAGCGGAGGGGCACTCGAGGGTCAGCCACAAGAGCCCGACGCGGTCGAGGATTTCGTCGCGGTTGATTGGTTAGACTCCGGAATGGCGGAAGGATCGGAGGGAATTGTCCGGGCCATCTCATCGAACCACGAGCGATGGAATTCCCAGAGAGGGCGATGATTCGTGATGGCGTATTGTTCCCAGCGGGGGTTGGCGGTGAGGTTGGCAGAGCCTTCGACGGTGATGTAGGCGTCGGCCTGGGGGTTGGCGAGGAGGAGGACTTTGGCGTGATTGCGGAAGGCGCGATAACGGCCGCCGCGCTTGCGGATGCCGTTGACCAGGTAGGTGTAAACGGCCGTCTCGCGGCGTTTGAAATAGAGCCCGGTGAGGAAGTCGACGCTGCCGATGCGGCCAGCGTCCCAGAGTTCGAAGAGTTCAACGGCGGTTTGGCGGTTGAGGGTCCAGGTTGAACAGCGGAGTTTTTCGGTGTGGCCGATCCAGTCGAGCATCACGGGGACCCAGGTCCAGAAATCCCATTTTGCCGCGGAGAGGAGATGGACTGTTTCGCCGGGCGCGGGCGGGGCGGCGAGCACGTGGGTGAGTGCTTGCCGCTGGCGAACCCGCAAGAGGCGGCGCGCGGCGTCGTGGCGGAGGGCCCTGGAGTTGGGGAGGTCGTCGGATTCGAGCTGCGGCGTGGTTTGGAGGATGTCGGCCTCCAGGTGTTTTTGGCGGTCGACCACGTCCGCGATGATTGGGTCGAGCATAGCGGATGCCTTTACGGCGACGGCGTGGTGGTGGTGGCGACAAAAAATAATGCGTGCGCCCCATTCCAGCGCCATCGATCGGGG